ATGAAACGACTCCGGAAGGTAGAGTTATAAATGATTTAACGTTAGGAGAGTATGACGTTGTTGTATCTACTGCGCCTGCTAGAGATACATTTGATGAATTACAGTTTGCCGAAGCATTAAGTTTACGCCAAGCGGGTGTTGCTATACCAGATGATGCTGTTATCGAGTATAGTCATTTAACACGTAAAGAAGAACTTGCAAAAAGAGTTAGAGTTATGACAGGTATGGAACCTCCTTCAGAGGAACAAGCCCAGATGCAGGCTATGCAGCAGCAAATGGCTATGCAAAGTTTGCAGCTTGAGGTTGCTAAACTTGAAGCGGAAGTTCAGAAACTACAAAGCGAAGCTGCTGTTAATATGGCTAAAGCACAAGATGCTCAGACACAACCGCAGATTCAAGTAGCTGAAATGCAGAGTAAACTAGAAATGAAGAACCGTGAGCTAGAACTACGAAGAGAACTGGCTGCATTAAGTAATCAAACCCGACAAGGTAATACTCAAACTGCAGCTGCTGCTAAACTTGCTAGCGCTGCCATGAATACAGCTGCTAAACAAACAGCAGCGCCAATTGTACCTCCACAATTACCAACCACAACTCAGTAAGGAGATAGTTATGGCAAACTATATAGGATTAGCTAAAAAAGAGAAAAAAATAAAAGTAAAGAAAAAGAAAAAACAAAAACTTGTAACCACATCAAAAAAGAACAGGACTAAAGGGAGATATGCGTAATGGCTATAATGAACAGACGAGGGGATAATAGAAAAGGGCGTTACGGCAGTGCTTCAGAAAAAAGCTACTACGAAATGAAGGAAGCAAGTGAAAGCAGAAAAAGAAAAAGAAAAGCAGCATTAGAGGCAACAAAGAAAAAAGTAACGCCAAGAAAAACTAATGCCGAGCTAAAACAAATTGCAAGTAGAGATAACAAGCGCGGGTTGACTAAAACGCAATCAAGGAATATTGATTTAACAGGAACGCGCAAGAGAGACGCGGGCGTTAAAATGTCGCAGTCTATAGATGCTTCGGTTTTGTCTAATAAGAAAAAACCAACTCCTAAAAGACGAGCAGGCGTAGGAACAATAGACGGGCCTAGAAAACCAACTCCTAAAAGAAAAGCCGGTGTTGGAACAATAGACGGGCCTAGAAAACCAAAAACTCAAAATAAAAGCATACTAAAGCAACCGCAGCGCACAAGTACTAAAAAATCTACATCTACAGTGCTTTCTAGGCTAGTAGATAAAATAACTAGTAGAAAGAAGAAGAAGAAAGTAAGTACAGGAAGAAATAAAAAACGATCTTCATACTGAGTTTTAATAATAGAAAGTAATCTAGGAGAATAGATATGGCTGAAGTAAAAGCTGGTGACCTCACTGAAAATAATGGGCCTGTGTTTGATGCTAGAGTAGGAGCAGATCCTATGGAGCAAGAAGAGTCTTTAGACTTAAATTTTATGGATGAAGAAGTAGTAGAAGAAACTGTGGCTGAAGTAGAAGAACCTGAGGTTGAAACAGAGGAAACTAAAGCCGAAGAAGAGGCGGAGGTAGAAGCAGCTCAAGTAGAGGAAACTGAAGCCCAAGCTGAAGAAGAACCCGAAGCTGAGGTTGAAGAAGAAACTGTAGCTGAAGTAGAAGAGCCGGTGGCTGAGCCTAAGAAGCATATGGTTCCGAAAGAACGGCTAGATGCTGTGCTTGCTAAACAGAAAGCGCTACAAAAACAACTTGAAGAACTGCAGGCGCAAAACACTCCAGTAGAAAATGCTCCAGAACCATATGACTATGACACTAAAGAAGCTGAATACCAAGAATTTATACTGGACGGAGAAACAGCTAAAGCTACTGCGCTTAGAAAAGAAATGAGAGCGGCAGAAAAAGCTGAAATTCAGTTTGAGATGGAACAGAAAATGGGGCAAACAGTTGAGCATAGCCAACAAGCGACTGTGTTGCAGCAAGCAGCTGCTGAGCTAGAGTCTACTTTCCCTGTATTTGATCAGCATTCAGAAACATTTAACGCTGATGCTACCCAAGAAGTTGTAGATTTACGCGATGCGTTTATAACTCAAGGGTACCAGCCGGTAGATGCGTTATCTAAAGCGGCTAACTTTGTGATTAAAGACCACGGTTTTGCAGATGCAGCTCCTGAGTCTGCATTAGCTGCTCCTGCTGTTACTAAACCAGTAGATGAAGTAGCCAAGAAACGCGCTAATAACCAGAAAAAGTTAAAGGCAGCACAGTCACAACCGCCTGAAATACCAGGTGAAAGTTCTTCTTCTCATGGGGAAGTAGCACAAGATATGTCTACTTTAACTGAAGAAGAGTTTAATGCATTACCTGCCGCTACATTAAAACGTATGCGCGGTGATATAGTATAGCTTGCATAAAGTTACTTGCGCAGTTATGCTTTTTATAAGTTTTCGCTTGTTTATGCGATATTAAACCGAGGTCGTTGCCGTAAGATGACGTTTTCGCCTGATAGGGCGTTAAATATATTGGACTCATACTCCATAATGTATGTAAACCGTTTCCCTTACGATAAAGGTATACGGAATTGCCACTCCAAAAGTTGGCTATAGGTAATTTAAGTTAAATTTTGTAAATAATTAGGAGTATATAGCAATGGCTAATACTAACTTTGCAGCTTTGACTTCAAACCAGCTAACGGCTTGGAGTCGAGACTTTTGGCGAGTAGCAAGAAACTTCTCGTTCATAAATCAGTTCGCAGGAACTGGACAAAACGCGATGGTACAACGTATTACGGAGCTTACTAAATCCGATAAAGGTACCAAAGCTGTCATAACGTTGCTTGCAGATATGACCGGAGACGGCATAACAGGCGACAACACATTAGAAGGTAACGAAGAAGCGCTTAGAGCTTTTGACTTGACCATCGAGTTAGATCAACTACGATTCGCAAACCGAGTCGCAGGCCGTTTAGCCGATCAAAAGTCTGTTGTTAACTTTCGGGAAACTAGCCGAGATGCACTAGCTTATGCTATAGCTGATCGTATAGACCAGTTGGCGTTTTTAACACTTTCAGGTGTTGCTTACACTTTAAAAACTAGTGGTGCGCTAAGACCTACAAGTTCTTCAGCTGGACATGATCTAGCAGACCTTGAGTTTGCTAGTGATGTATCTGCCCCTACTACAAACCGTCATAGAAGATGGGATGTTACTAACGGGTTATCTGCTGGTGATGTAACTGCTCTAGTTGCTGCTGACACAATGCAATACAAATGTATTGTTGAGTTGAAAGCTTATGCTAAAGACAACTACATCCGTGGAATGCGCGGTGCAGGCGGAGAAGAAATTTTCCACATGTTCGTAACTCCACAGCAAATGGCTAAACTAAAATTAGACAGTGATTTCTTGGCTAACGTCCGTAATGCGGGTATTCGTGGGCCTAAGAATGAGTTGTTTGCTGGAAGTTCTAGCGTATTGGTCGATGGTGTTGTAGTACATGAGTATCGTCATGTGTTTAATACTGCCAATGGTACTACTGGTACTTCGGCAAATGCTGGGGCTGCTGGTTACAAATGGGGTGCTGACGCTGACATTAATGGCGCACGAGCTCTATTTTGTGGAGCGCAGTCACTTGCGATGGCAGATATTGGCCTTCCTGAAATTGTCGAAGACAACTTTGATTATGGTAACCAACAGGGTATCAGCATCGGGAAGATCTTCGGTCTTCGTAAACCAAAGTACAACAGTGATTACAACAGCGCAGTCGAAGACTTCGGTGTTATCGCTTTTGATACTGCATACTAGGAGGAAGTATAGATGGCTACTACATTTACAGCTACACAGACAACCTCTAATTCTCTGTTCAAACCATTTCCGGATGGGATGATCGGCGTTAGAGAGACTACGTACGTAACTTCAGCTGCTTGGGTCATAAACGATGTCGTTCAAATGATCAAAGTGTTTGAAGGTGAACGTATCCTAGATGTCCAGATGTTGGTAGAAACAGACGCTGATACCGGCGGCTCTCCAGCCATAGTAATGGCAGTCGGAGACGGCGTTGATAATGATCGTTATGTTTCAGCCAGCACTATAGGTCAAGCAGGTGGTTTTGTTCGCTTAGGACAAGGCCTTGATACTGCTGCCGAAGCTGCATCTTTGCGATATACCTATCCAGCGGATGATACTATTGATATTAAAATAACTACTGCTCCAGCAACAGGTGTTGCTGCAGTGACTGTTACTTTAAGAGCATTAATCTCTGGGTAATAAAAAGTGTGGCTCCCCTTTAATCGGGGGAGTCATTTTTTAACTAAAGGAATAGTTATGAAGATTGTTAGTGATAAACCTTTAAGAATTGCTACTACACACGGCGCTGTTATTCTATTTGAACCTGGGGTTCCTAGAGAAATGTCTTTAGAGATAGGATTATTAGCTTTGCAAGAAGGTGCAAAAGAAGTTACAGAACAAAATATAGTTGAGGAACAACCGCCTTTTCAAGATTCTACTTCTATACAAGAAGAAATTAGTATTACACTAGAATCACAAAAAGAAGAACGGGTTGATAGATTTCAAAGTATAGTAAAAGTGCTACAGGTCATTATGGAAGAAGGTAATCCTACTAGTTTTAAAACAGATGGAACGCCAAAAGCTACTGTAGTAAATAAAGCTTTCGGTTCTGCAGTATTGACTGACGAACGAGAAGCAGCATGGCAAGAAGCATTGAATTCTCGTTGAGGTAAAACATGAGTGTAACTGTACAGAGCGTTGTAGATAGGGCTGAATTTATATTTCAAGATACATCTAATATACGCTGGACTACAGCGGAGCTTTTATTTTGGCTTAATGATGCTCAGAGAGAAATAGCCCTGTTAAAACCAGATGCAACTGCTACTAATACAACTATTACTTTAGCTACTGGAACTAAACAGTCTGTTCCTAGCGGCGGAAATAGATTATTAAAAGTAGTTAGAAATATGTCTGCGGCCAGTAGC